AAGAACGAGAACTTCGAAGAGGTCGTCCGCGACAAGGCGAAGCTCCTAACACTACTCAGAGAAGACAAGGCTGGTTCATGACAGATAGACGACCAATAGCGATCTCCAACAGCGAGATCCAAACATTCAAAGACTGCCGCCGTAAGTGGTGGTTGTCGTACTACAGAGGCTTGAGGCCGAAAGAGCAGAAGATGATCGGGCCGCTCGCTCTCGGTTCTCGTATTCACGCGGCGCTCGACGCCTACTACTCGAAGGACATCCCGCTTCTTGAGGCGCACGCACAACTTGTCGAGGTAGACAAGAACATCATGCGAACCCAGTTTCAAGACACGGTTGAGCTTGAGTCAGAAGCCGAACTCGGACGCATCATGCTTGAAGGTTACCTCCAGTGGGTTGAAGAGAACGGCATCGACGCCGAGCTCGAGATGATCTCTACTGAGCAGACAATCAGCATGCCACTGTTTGACGGACGAGTTGAGCTTCAAGGAAAGCTTGACATGCGAGTCCGCCGCAAGGGCGACGGTGTCCGCATGTTCCGTGACTTCAAGACTGTCGGCGGGTCGTTCACGGAGTTCGCCTCGCTGGCTCACATGAACGAGCAGATCCTCACTTACATGATGCTCGAGGCAGCGCAGAACAAAGAAGGCGAGCGCTCAGAAGGTGGCATCTTCACGATGCTCAAGAAGGTGAAGCGCACGGCTAACGCTCGTCCGCCGTTCTTCGAGCAGATCGAGGTCCGTCACAATACTTTTTCGCTGAGGTCTTTCTGGAACCGTATTCACGGTACCATCGGAGACCTCTTGCGAGTGAGAGACGGACTAGACGAAGGAGGAGATCACCAACTGCTTGCTTATCCGCGGCCTAGCCGCGACTGCAAGTGGAAGTGCCAGTTCTTTGCTGTTTGCCCACTGCTCGACGACGGTTCCGCCGCCGAGCAAGCAATCAGCGAGATGTACGCGGTCGCCGACCCGTACGAATACTACAAAGCAGAGACCAAAGGAAACGAGTAACAACGTATGACGAATGGCGTACAACGTTCTCTTACACTCATGGTGTACGGAGAATCGAAGGTAGGTAAATCAACATTCGCGGTCACAGCGCCGTACCCGAGGCTGATGCTGGACGTCGAGGGCGGTCACCGCTTCTTGCCGATCCAGGTCCGCTACTGGGATCCGCTGCGCGAAGAACCGCCGGTGGCAGACGGGACGTGGGACACCTGCGTCGTGAACGTCACTGAATACGACACGGTTCTCAAGGCGTACCAGTGGCTCCAACTCGGACGCCACCAGTTCAAGTCTTTGATCATCGACTCGGTATCCGAGTTGCAGGTCAAGTGCATGGACAACATCGCCGGAACGAACCAGATGCAGATGCAGCAGTGGGGCGAGTTGCTCCGTCACATGGGAGCGCTTCTGCGCGACCTGCGTGACTTGACAATGCACGCTACAGCACCGCTCGAGGCAGTCGTCCTCACGGCAATGGCACGGACAGGGCAAGACGGTCGTGCGCGACCATACTTGCAAGGACAACTCGCTATCCAGGCACCATACTTCTACGACATCCTGGGCGCAATCACTGTCGAAGAGTTCGTCAGCCAAGACCCGACTCAGCCGCCGTACAAGGCACGACGCATGTACGTCGAGCGCACGAATCAATACGAAGCAGGTGAGCGCGTTCAAGGCCGCCTCGGCAAGATTGTCGAGCAGCAAGACCTTGGCGTAGAGCGCATGCTCGACATGGTGTTCGGCCCAAAGCCGGATCAAGCAAAAGCAACATCAACAACGAAAGCAGGTAAGTAACAATGTCCACACTCAATTGGGGCGACCTCGTCAAAGAGGCCGCAGACACAGGAAGCTACGATCCGCTACCAGACGGTGACTACGATCTCCAGATCTTGGAGGCGACAGCCAAGGTGACACAGACCGGAAAGACCATGTTCGCCGTCAAGGCGCAGGTTCAGACTGGTGCGCACGCAAAGCGTCTCGTCTGGGACAACCTGGTCGTGTCAACCGACAATCCAAACGCGCTCGCCATCTTCTTCCGCAAGATGGCAGCTCTCGGACTCACTCGCGACTACTTCAGCACGAGCCCAACGAACGCTCAGATCGAGCAGACCCTCCGTGGTCGTTCGTTCCGCGCCGCCGTGGGTACTCGCACCTGGCAGGGTCAGAAGAAGAACGAGATCAAGGCGTACTACTCGGTTCAGCCGCAGACCGCTGCTGCTCCGATGCCAGCCGCAGCTCCAGCGCCTCAGGCAGCTCCAGCTCCACAGCCAGCTCCAGCACCGATGCCAGCCGCAGCTCCAGCAGGAGCAGCGGTGCCGCCTACGGCGCCCTTCTGAGGTACAGTTAGACTCAGCGACGCACGCGGGCGAGCAGACTAAACATCTGCTCGCTCGCTTGTTGCATACAACGACAACTGGAGAGAACACATGACAATCAAAGTATTGATGACTGGATACACCGCGCAGCACATTGGCTCGACGCGAAAACTAGTGAAGTACGGAGCGGTCGCCGACTTGTTCGCCGACATCCTTCGTGACGGAGGTTGCGAGGTCGATCACCGACGCGCAATGCCAGACGAAGACATCTCTGGCTACGACCTCATCATATGCGGACAGATCGCGCTTGCCGCACTCGGCTCGACGTACGCATACGGTGCGCTTGACGTAGTATCTCGTGCGCGACAGAACGGATGCGGACTCATGTTCTACATCGACGACTGGCAGACGCAGAACATCATCACAAGCTTGAAGACAATCACGAAGGTCAAGAGCGGAGAACGCCTTGTCCGAGAAAGTCTCGGCTCAGCACGCGCCGACCTTGACTGGGCACGAGCAAACGTTTCGCGAATCTTCCCGGTCGTTGAAGCGCTGATGGACCGACCGTGGCCCATCACACTGGTGCCGAAGTTCACCTGGGGCGATGGAAGCAAGGTCACATACACACTGACTTCGCGTGAGTGGGTCTACACAGACCTCAGCCCGTACGCTGAAGAGTTTCACACCGAGATTCCGACAGACGAAGACAGAAAGACACAGTGGATTCTTGGCGTGCTGTCCGACCAGCGCAAGTGGCTTGAGAAGATGAAGCTGTCTTGGCCTGTTGAGTACATCGGCTCACGAAAGAGCAAGGCCGACAATAAGCTCACCGAGAAAGAGCTTGTAGATCTGTACGCTCAGTCGTGGGGAGTTCTTTCTCCGAAGTACCCGCACGCAGGCAGCGGCTGGTGGCGAAACCGCTTTGTGTACACCGCCCGTACTCGTTCGATCATGCTCGCTGACCCAGCAGAGGTCGCGCCGCTTGGAGAGCCGTACCTTGTCAAGGCGTCGGCGATCGAGGCGATGAGCAAGCCGCAGCTGCGAGAACTCGCGAACGCACAAGCGGACGCATTCTTCAAGGCGCAAGCGTCTAAAGAGCAGGTCGTAGAGACGGTAATGGCGGCAGTGCGCAAGTCGATCGCGGAGGCCAAAGGTGCGTAAGCAAGCTTTGATCATCGGTACAGGATTGACTGGAATAAGCGCGGGTATCCAACTTCGGCAGACCGGCGACTGGATCGTCGAGATGCACGAGGCAGCACCTGTAGCAGGTGGCGCAGTTCGCACCGAGAAGATGGGCTCGATCTTGTACGAGCCTCACGGCACGCACATCAGCCACACCGACAACGAAGACGTGATTGAGATCTTACAGAAGTACTCGGACTGGGAGCCGTATCATCACATCGTGAAGACGATCGTCAACAACCAGTTGATGAGCTGGCCTCCGCAGATCGACGAGCTCAAGACGCTTCCAGAGTGGAACAAGATTTCTTCTGAGCTTGAGAATCTTCCGTCAGAGCCTGACAAGACGAACTTCGAGACGTATGCGGTCTCGATCATGGGCGAGACGCTGTATCAGTGGTTCATCTACCCGTACACTCTCAAGCAGTGGGGAACTGAGCCAAGTAATCTCTCGTCATCGTTCGCTCCGAAGCGCATCGACCTGCGATCTGACGGATACCTCGGCTTGTTCCGCAACAAGTGGCAGGGCTGGCCGCGAGGCGGCTGGACGAACCTTGTAATGAACATGCTGCATGACGCAGCTCACGACGTGTACACAAACACGAAAGACAATGCAGACACAGTGGACTGGGACTCATGGGACGCAGTGATCGTCACTGCTCCGCTTGACGAGTTCCTCAACGAGGCTCCATTGTCGTGGCGAGGAGTTCGTCTCGAGCACAGATTCATCACAGACCAGGAAGGCTACGCGCTTGACGCAGGCGTCGTGAACACTCCGAGTCTTGACGTCGCGCACACACGCATCATCGAGACCAAGCAGATGTCCGGTCAAAAAGAACTTCTTGGCACGGTCCTCTCATACGAGTACCCAGGAGCGCCAGTCAAGCACTATCCCGTAGACGACGCAGAAGGCACGAACAAGAACCGAGCGCAGTGGCTCAAGTCGCAGCTCGTCGAGGAGTTCCCGCACGCTGTGTCCGCCGGCAGACTGGCAAACTACGTCTACATCGACACCGATCAGGCAATACTTCAAGGAATTGAAGCCGCAGAGAAGGTGCTCGGACTCTAATGAAAGGTCGCGTACTCGTGACTGGGTGCACCTCAGCGCACCATTCATACTCTCTTGGCATGAAAAACGTGTCGTTCTCTACTCAACTTGTCCGCGCGCTTGTGTCGCTTGGATACGTCGTAGACCAAGTAGAGCCAGACCCCATGTGCACTCAGTCGGAGCTAGACGCGTACGACCGAGTGTTCGTCGGACTTGCTTCTCCGATAAGCGTAGCTTCGAACTCGGCGTACGGCGCTTTGGCGACAATAGACAAGGCGGCGAGATCGAAGTCGCTCGTCATGTTCATCGACTCTCCAGAGCCGAGCAAGATCACAGCAGGGTTGCGAGCGGCTCAAAGATCAGATAGCACGCTGTTCAAGCCGTTCTACTCGAAGCGAAAGTTCTACAATGAAGTCGTCAACGACAAGAAGACTAAAAGATCAATCTCTTTAGCGATTGATCTATTACTGAACCGAGAGTGGCCGACAACCTTGTTTCCAGCTCTGCCCTGGTCTGATGACGACATACAAGGGCTGCCAGAGGCCTCCAGAGGCCGTCTGGTAGGCCTAAACATGGATGCCGCGTACATCAAGGCCACGAAGATTTCAGACGTCCAGACGGTGCGCCGCAACGTATGGGCTGCTGACGATATCGGAGCTCGATGGACGACAGACACCGTCAAGACTCTTCGCCTGCCTCACGAGAGCATGAAAGAGAACAAGGGATCTACTGACTCCGACGTCCACAGAAAGCTCTCGACGTCTCTCGGCGCTTTGATCTGCCCTCAACGAGACAAGAACCCTTGGTGGTCTCCTCGCTACTTTCAAGCGATGAACGCGTCTACTCCGATCGCGACAGATTGGAAGCTCAGTGCGTGCGTGGGTTCTGCGTGGACTCACCTCGCGGCTGGCATCGAAGAGCTGTCTGCGATCGACAGGTACGAGCTCGCGGTATCTCAGAAAGAGCAATACTTGGATATTATTCCTACGACAAATAAAGCATTGACGTTTCTACAGCAGGTGGTGTGACAAAATGAGCATGTATTCTCGACGGCTTTTTCAAGAGTGGCTGTATGAAACGCGGCGTCTGCAGCAAGACCACTACGGCGTCAACTATCACAAGTTCAGTGAAGACTCTGACGAAGCGCTTCGTGAGATCATCGAGTATCTGCGTTGGAACATGCTCGCGATCGACGATGAGCTCGCCGAGGTCCGCAAGGCGATCTCATGGAAACCGTGGCAGGCAGATAAGCCGTACGTCGACCGCAAGGAAGTCATCAAGGAATGCGTAGACGTCTTGCACTTCGTCGCAAACATCATCTGCGCCGTCGGAGGAACAGACCAAGAGCTTGACGACATGTACCTAGAAAAGATGGACATCAACCGCAAGCGTCAGCAGGCTGGTTACGTTGTCAAAGCCGACGGAGTCAAGTGTCAAAAGTGCGCAAGAGCTCTTGACGACTACGACGTCTCGTCGTGTCGCGAGACAGAGTGCCCACAAAGGAGCAACTAATGAGTGAGAGAAAAGTAGACTACAACTGGGTCAACGAACAAATGGCCAAGGCGAAGGTCCGCGTGGCCGCAGGGCGCACAGTCATCGAGTTGCTGACCGCGTGGGAAAAGTCGAAGCACGACGACAAGTTCTCTTCTCAGGCGATAGAGACATTCGCAAAGCTCGCGCTTGGGCACGCGCTTGTGCCAGAGAACGGAGACGAGGTGTGGGTTCCAGCACGGCCGGGATTCATCAAGGTCGCCGACGAGGTGCGTGTTCGCTATAACGCGTACGACGGAGATCTCGGCATCATTCATAACGGCCGACGTGGCAAGGTCACGGCGATCCGCTCAGGCGACGTCATCATCCGCACGACGGACGATCGCCAGCCTCACATCGACGGAGCTCATCATTCACCGTACGCTCTCGAAAAGAGGATCAAGTGAGAATCAACATCGAGTTCGAGGTCACGGGTAACACCGTACTAGACATCGTTCACGCCGCAAACGAGACCTGGCGAGAGCTGACAGAGTCTGATGACGATCTTCCGGCAGACACCGAGATCAACGTCGAGCCAAGCGAGGCGACAGACTACAAGGCACTCGTTTTCGCGCGGATGAAGATCAACCATGAATAAACGCGAAGAAGCTCTAACTACTGCTGCCAAGTACGTCTCAGGCCAGCGTGACTCTCAGTACGGCAGCCCAGAAGACAACTTCGCTCGGATCGCAAAGATCTGGGGAGTGCTATTCGGCAGAGAGTTCACCTCCGAAGACGTCGCTATGGCAATGATCGCAGTCAAACTTGCTCGGTACGCAAACAACTCTGGATTTCAACCAGACACTTGGATCGACATCGCTGGCTACGCCGCGTGCGGCTACGAGGTCGGCCACGCTGAGACTACTAACACACCAAACAAGCGAGGGAGAAAGTAATGTCAAAGTCATTCATCGACTGCAACGGTCTTGCAGGATTCATGAGTCTTGGTTTTGTCGAGGCTGGCATGAACATGGAGCTCAGGACGGGCACACTGGACTTCGGCAACACTGTAGCCGAGGTAAACAGACACCACCTAGGACAAGACTGGTCGTCGTTCTTCTCAAGCGATGAGTCAGAGTGGCCAGTACGTAAGGCTGACGCCGTCGTCGGTTGCCCGCCATGCTCTGGGTGGTCTGTGTGGTCTGGTCCAGCAAACAGAGGACCTGATGCTGCCGCTCATGAGCACACTCGAGCGTTCATGCGGTACGCCGCGAAAGTAAAGCCGTCGATGATCGTCTTTGAATGTGTACAACAAGCGTACACACAAGGCCGTGACGCGATGGTCAAGTACCGCGACATGGTCGAAGACTTGTCAGGAAAGAAGTACGACCTTCACCATGTCAAGATGAACAACCTGCAAGTCGGAGGATTCTCGTATCGCCCACGATACTTCTGGGTCGCCACTCGCAAGGGCATGAAGTTCGGCGCACAGGTCGTCAATCCAAAGACGATGCCGACAATGATGGACGTCATTGGAGACCTTGAAGATCTTGAGCTTCAGTGGGAGCCGCAACGCTACTCTTCGCCTGCGTCAAAGTTCGTCAAGAACTTGCGCAACCAGAACGGCAAGGTCGACGGCCACATCAACAAGAGCAACATGAACGCGACGCGTATCGACGACATCTTCGGTATCTTGGGCAACAATGGCTGGGAAGCAAGAATGCCGCTCGACGAAGCGCTCAAGGCAGCGGTGAAAAAGAACAAGAACAAGTTCCCGCAGACGTGGGCCGCTCAGGAAAAGAAGATCCGCTCAAAAGACTTCTACATGGGCTTCTCGAATCCGTGCCGCTGGGACGGAGAATCGTGGTGCAACGTTCTCACCGGAGGCGCGCTTGATCATGTCATTCATCCGACGCTTCCACGACTGATTACTCACCGTGAAGCTGCTCGTATCCAAGGCCTCCCAGACAGCTGGGAGTTCTCGTCTGTGCGAGACTACACTCCACTGTCGGCGACGTGGGGCAAGGCCGTGGCCCGTCAGGCTGCTCGATGGATCGGCGACGCCGTGGCCAGCGCCTTAGACGGAGAACCGAACGGTCCAGAGGGTGAGAAGATCGGTGACCGTGAGTATCTTGTGGACACAGACAAGGGCTTCAGCCGCTCGTTCGTCAAGAAGAACTGGTACGGTAATCAATGATTTCTGCCGCCTAGGCGGTAAGATGGTATCCAACGACGGAAGGATACCAACATGCAAACATTCTTGACCAATACAGACTCGTTTGTCTTAGTGGCAAGTCAGCTCGACAACAAGCGACTGCACAAGCAGACGCTCGAAGGCTGGCAGTCGCTACTTACGATCACCAAGCTTGACCCAGACGGCAACCACCGCGAGCCAAAAGGCTGGTGGAATCACCCGGTGTCACGCATGTGGCGCGGCTACGAGACCGTGCTCGTGTCGTACGTCAATGCGACATACTTCGAGTGGCGCAGCCGCGGCTACAAGTCAACACTCCTCGACAAGGTCATGCGCACCTACGACCGTGCGGTCGAGCTCGGCCGAGTCTCTACCGACTACATCTTCCCGCCTTGGATGACCGACCAGCAGTACTTCACGACGCTTTGCTCCACGCACCGCACGGCGCTGCTGTGCAAAAACTACGACTGGTACCGCCAGTTCAACTGGCCCGAGGATACCGGCGTTGCTCCTCTTACATACGAGTATGTCTGGCCGCACCAGGACGGGTACGTGAAAGACCTTGTCTAGAAGCACCAAGATGCGTCCAGATACACTTGTATGTGAGAGATGAATAACGTCTATGGTCAACGATACGAGGTGTTTCTGGTGATTATACAAATGTCAGTGTCTTGGATGAACGACGCAGCCTGCAAAGGTAGAACTGAGCTGTTCTACCCGAAGTACTCAGAGCGCCCTGAAGCGACAGCTCGAAGAGTTGAAAAGGCCAAGAAGGTCTGCCAGACATGTCCGGTGATGGAGAAGTGTCGCGACGCAGCTCGGCTGAACGGCGAGTACGGCGTGTGGGGCGGCGAGACCGACGAAGAAAGATACGCCGCAGGGTTCTTCAACAACGACCCGGTGATCAAGAAGCGGCTGCGTGCAGACGCTGCCCGTCGGCGTCGACGTGAAGCACGCATGAAAAAAGCTCTCGAAAGATCTCAGTAGCAGAATACCGCGATTCTCAAGTGACACGAGTTACAATAGTGTCATGCGAGATTCGCGGATAGGTGAAAGTCTTTGGACTGAGTGGTACGGCTATGGCTACCTCAGCAACCTTCAAGACTCAATCATCTTCTCAACAATCGACCATGTTGATCTAGACAACGACGTAGTACGCAGAGCTCTGGCCTCTTCTCTTCAACGAGAAGGAATCGCTAGCTCTCTTGGCGAGGGGTATCGGATCGTCGATACCGCTTTCATTTCTCACGGATACGCTGGGCACATCGACGAGTCGTACGAGTACTACGTGTCAGACGAGCAAGGAACTACCTACTCAGGAGATTCTGTCGACGAAGCTCTGCCCATGACATGGGTTGAGTTTCCATGATCAAAGACGGCGGACTGAACGACATCTCTTGGCACGAAGACGCACTGTGCGGCAAGCCAGAGCATGTCAAGAAAAAGCCATACTTCTTCTCTAAGGTCGCTCGAGAGAAATACGACGCAAAGAACATCTGTTACTCGTGCCCTGTCAGGACGAAGTGCTTGAAGTGGGCGCTAGAGAACAAGCAGATCCACGGTGTGTGGGGCGGCAAAGACGAAGGCGAGCTTCGTCGAGCATTGTCAGTTTCGCACACCGGGCAAGAGATACGCAGGAAGCGATTTCCAAACTGCCCGCACTGCGGAGCTCGTCCGAGCAAGCTTCATGTCATCGTCGCCGACTCGCCTGAAGGTGGACGATGGACAAAGATGAAGCTCGTTGAGTGCAAAGAGTGCAAGTTTATCTGGAGAAGCAGGACCAGCGCGAACGCCGTCGAGGCCTACAACTCTATGCGGACAGACAGAGAAGAGCGCGCGAAGAAGGCAAAGGCCAAGAAGTCTGCTAAGAAAAAATCTAAGAAGAAACTGCCTGAAGGTAAAACTTCAAGTTCTCAGTAAGACGTTGATCTGACGGCTGCATCTCTGCAGCGATCTTGCCGTAATGATACGCCTTTTCGTATTCTTTCAAGTTGTACGCGCAGACCGCAGCCAAGTCGTACGGCGCGTGATTCCACGCGTCGGCTTCGGTGAGATACTCAAGTGGTCTGTCTGCTGCTTGGAAAGCGCGCTCGATCTTCTCAAGGCATTCTTTGTACCGTCTCTCTGCGTAGTATCTCTTCGCGATGTCGATGTACGGCTCTCTGTCGTTTGGAGCCTCTCGCATAGCCTGGTGAAGCCAATACTCGTATTCCGCGGGGCGGCATCGTGCCATGAACCTGTACGCTGCCGCGCGCTCTGATCCCCACGTTGCTGTCGGCAGTAGCAAGAATCTTTGCAACTCTTTCATCGCCTCTTCGTACCGACCGTAGTAGTACAGTTCTCTGCCGTAGTAGTACGCATTCCTGTCGTCGTGCGGATCTTCTTTGACAGCGAGCTCGAGAAGGTGAAGATAACTTGAGCGAGACTTTGTCAAGTCTGCGAAGTGATGTACCTCGAAGTCGCACCACGAGTGCTTTTCTTGAAAGTTAGCGTACGGAGTTATCGTCTCGTGGACCGGGTGCTTCCACCTGTAGTTTGCACGTGTGTGGATCTTGTCTGCTCCGTACTGAAGTCCTGGCTTTCCGTCTTCTGTCCAGTTCCACGTAAACTTGTACCGAGGGCGAGTCACGTCGTTTAGCTTCGCGATCTCAAGCTCTCTCCGCCAGTTTCCAACCATCACCTCGTCCATGTCAAGCGCTACGCAGTAGTCGATGTCACGCGGTAGAGCAGCCAGCGAAGCGTTGCGGGCGACGTCAAAGCGCCAGGGCATGACGTTGACTTGGATGACGTTTATTCCAAGCCTGCGCGCGGTCTCCTGCGTGCCGTCCGTAGATCCTGTATCAGCGATCAAATGATAGTCGCCGTCTTTGCACGACTCGTACCACCGCTCGACGAAGTGTTCTTCATTGAGCGCGATTGTGTAGAACGCAACTCTTACGTTAGACTCTCCCATGCGGCAATTGTATCACCGCGACCGCAAAAATGCGGTACTAGAAGTAGATGTTTGTGAGCAGTCGCGGATAGTTGAAGCGATAAGCAGTCTGTGTAGCATAACCTGTTGAATCGCCGCCCGCCGGGTTCCAGCCTTCATAGTCATTGTAGCCGCAGGCAAAAACTTCACCGTTGCTGTAGCGCAAGAACCACGCTTGCGAAGATGAGCTGACCCAGAGCGGGTGCACGTCTACAAGACCGACGCCTGCGTAAGGAAGGTTTGTCGTGATCTCGAACGGCTCGCTTCCTGTTTCCCAAGGATCTTGGTTTGGTCGCTGTGAGTGAGTGATTGAACCGCTGCCGTACCAACCCCACGAGAAGTACCGGCCTGCAGATGTCGCGCACCACACTGTTGTGTAGCTGTTGTCTCCTTGAGCCCAGACGTTCGTGATCGTGCCTTGAATGCCTGCCGGCAAGTTCGAGCAAAGAGTAGGCTCGAGACGGTTTGTTGTCGAGTTGTCGCCGATCTGACGATAGTTGTTCAGGCCCCAAGCGTACAAGAACCCGTCGCTTGTGAGACCGTACAACGTCGCAGATTCGCCACCAGCCGCGACAAGTCGTGTGAACGTCTTGCCGGCGGGACGGTTGACACGCGCCCAGATGAATGAGTCGGTAGACGCCGCTACGTTTGTTCCAAGCTGACCGTGGTTAGAGCGACCAGACGTGTAGATGTGGCCGTCGGACATCAAGATCGCGTTGGTGTAGCGAGTTGTTGACGTTGTTGTGTTCGAGCGGTTCATGATCACGTCGACCGGAGTCGATCCAACGGTGATCACGCTCTCGAACTGTGACATGCGGGTAGGAACGGCCACCGCGTTTTGGTTAGTAAATCCAAGCTCGCCGGACTGGTTGTCGCCCCACCCGTAGTACTCGTTGTTTGAGTTCCACGCGATGACGTTGCTGCCGTACGCTTCAGCTTGAGAGAACGCAAAGCCTACGCACGCGTAGCCAAGACGGTTGATCGTTGACTCACCGATGCGGGTGAAGACCGACCGGTTCGTTGTGTCGTTCTGGCCAAGAACTCGCCAGGCGTTGTATCCTGCGCCCCAGAGCTCGCCTTCAGCCGTGAGACAAAGAATGGCTCCATTGTTGCCGTCGCTTCCTGAGAAAGAGCGTGTGTGCTGAATGTCGACGACGGTGCGGCCTTCTGTGTCTCCAAAGAACGCGTTGCGAGTAAAGATCATTCGGTTGTTTGTATCTCCAAACCCGAACTGACCATAACCGTTGTATCCTGTGAAGTACACACGACCGCGGTTTGTGACGATGCACGCGCCAGAGCTCCAGCGCGTGATGTAGTTGATTCGCTCGTCATCTGCGAACTTCTC